GGGATGCCCAGGCGATAGTTGAACTGTGGCCAAGCCGGATCGCCCAACATCCCGGTCTGGACGCCATATATCCGCTTGGACCAGTGGTTTAAGGGACGCACATCCAAGGCGTGAGTGTCGCCGCTGATGATGGATCGCCCAGCCTTCATGGCGTTATTGTAGCCCGCATGGACTCCGCCATGATAGCGGTGAACAAAAGACACATCTCCAACATCCAGGCGGTAGGTCATGGGCCAATCTATAAACTGGTCCTGAAGACTAAAGGCACCCATGCCTTCAAAAGCGGCCGCATGGGCGGCAAGATACTTATCGTAACGGTCATCATGGTTTCCGCGTATCCAGTAACAGGTTGGATTGCCGGCAGCCTCACGCAATTCCCGCAAATGTGTCTGACCAGCGGCTAATTCTTCAGCTACATTTGGCTTTTGATTATCTTCCCACATTGTTGGTGGATGGCGAGATACAGAGCCCATATCCAAGGCATCGCCATTACAAAATAAAAAGCCCGGTTTAAGGTGCCGGGCTAGAATCAAAAGTGCCTCATGGGAGAGGCTTCGCGCTTGGCTGAGGGATCGCCAGTGGCAGTCTGAGAAAACTATTCCAACCCCATCTTTGATGGCAGGAACCTCCATCACCAGGGCGCTGTTCACCTGTTCTGATTCTGACCATGGCTTCGCAACTGGCTCTCGCATAATAGATTGCCTGGAACTGCGAATATCAGGTTTGTTAAACAACTCCATGGCGCGGTGATACCGATTCCGAAAGGTTTCATATGGTAGGTTGAGAGCCTTCGCAGCCGCTTGGATTGAGCCGTGTTTTAAAACGGCGTCATAGGCTTCCTGAAGGTCTGCCATGTTTGTTTTGGCTACCATGGGTTTCCTACTGGAGAATGCCAGGAAGCTGCCCAGCCAAAGCCCCAGCACCAGCCGGGATTGTTTGACCAAGCCGCTGTTGGTTCGCCAACTCCCGTTGCCGGGCTTGCGCCATCTGCGTGAGGATACGCATTTGCGCCATCGGATCAGTTTCCAGCAAACGCTGGCCCATGATATCCTGCGCCCGGCCCCCGGTGTAACCGCGAAGGCTCCGCAAGCCAGCCGCACCCAGGCCCAAAGCCGCGCCAGTGGTTGGCTCAAAGCCAGTGGCGTAACCAAGGCCCGCACCACCGGCAGCACCCGCACCCGCGCCCACCAGTTCCTGGCCAAGCAGGCGGCGGGCTGTGGCGGAACCGCCAAGCATTTGAGACTGGAAGCCACGCATCCCGGTTTCAGTTTCAAGGAACCGGCGCAGTAGTTCGAACTTCAGTTTGCCTGCGTCTTTATCGCCAGCCACCGCTTCCAGGGCAGTGCGGATCAATTCCCGTTGGCGCTGATCGCCAAAGAAGGAATTAACAATATTCCGCTCGCCTTTAACCTTCTGGATTTGCTCCCGGATGCGGGCCATCAACCCATTAGAGAACTCGGCCAACTCATCTGGCGACATTTTCGCAAGCCGGTCCCGCAATTCTTGGGGACGCATGGATGGTGAGAAAACATCCTGGCCTAGTTTCTGGGCGCGCAATAACGTAGAAGGTTCGGCATACAAGGCGCGGGCTTCTTGGTAGAGGCTTTTGCCACCAACCGTAGTGATATCATCCAGGGTGCCGACAATCCGCTCACGGAACGGCTTCAGCAGATTAGCGGCCCCGACATCGCCACCCCTGAACAGGGTATCAATTTCCTGATCCAGACCGATCTTCAGATAGTGCAGATCGCGGGCATTTGGCGCGCCTTTGAAGTCCACCGTTTGGCCGGCTGCCTGCGCCTCATCTCTGGCGCGGCGTTCCGCCCTGGTGCGGTAACGGGTTGGAATACGTTCAATGGTGTCTTTCAATTCACCTTCAGCCAATGGCCGGGCAGAAGCAAAAGCCCGATCATATGCCGGCACAGCATCTTGCTGACGTTGCGCCCGCAGTGCCAAGCTGCGTTCATAGGCATCTTCTACATCACCAAAAACAGCCCGCAGCCCGGCATCCACTCGATCGCCAGCACCGGCAGTACGCGCCCGGAGTAAATCGGCAGCGGTTTGCCGGGTGGTGCCGGGCGCTTGTGCCAAGGCTTCAGCGGCAGTCATGCCCTGCTCGCCCAGTCGCTCCGCCAATGTCACCGCCTGGGCTGGGACCCCCGCCTGCCGGGCAGCCAAAGCCGCCTCGATATCCGCCGCCGCAGTGCCGGGTGGAAGCCCAGCCAAGCGGCGCTCTGCTTCTGGCGCACCGCCACGAAGGCCCCGGTAGAAGGTTTGGGCGCGTTCCATTGCAATTGGCGCAACGCCACCAATCACACCACCGGCAGCGCCGCCCAGGGCAGCGCCACCGGCTGCGCTGGAAAGCCGCTCACTAAGCCCGCCTTCGCCTTCGCCAAAGCCCTGTAAGCCACCAGTGGCAGCACCCGTCATAGCACCCGTGCGGGCGCCCTGGGCGATCCTGGCGCCCATCCCAGCCACCCTGGCGGCATTGGCAGCAGCAGCGGCGGAAGAAGCCCCACCAGTGGCTGGCGTAAGCAGCGCGGCGCCAATGGTGGTGGGGATCGCGCCCGCCACTTCAAACGCAGCAGATCGAAGTGGGTTCTGTTCTCGGTATTGCGCGATATTCGCCCGCTCTTGCTCCAAAGCCGTTTCGTATGGTGTGCCGCCAAACAAAGAACGCAAGGCGGCAGTGACTTCTTCGCCAGTTCCGAAAGTGGCACCCTGCAAAGCAGTAGCCAAACCACCCGGCAGCACCGCACCAGCAGCCTTTTGCCTGCGTTCATTTTGTGCGCTTACTCGGGCAATGAATGCTTCAAGTGATTCGTTCATTGAAACAGCCTTTCAGCATTTGGAATGCCTGAGTTCCTGGCTTCTTGGATCGCTTGCTGCGCGCTCATCCGCCCGGCCTGTACTTCAGCGCGCAGATAATCAACAGCGCCTTGGCGGGCTCCTTCAGCTAAGGCGGGGCGATTCTGTTGTCTTTCTTGCACCGGAGCCATACGCGGCACTGGCGGAATAACCATCTCCGGCCTTACGCCAGCGTTTCGCGCCAATTCCTTGAAAGCATCAGCCTGAACATCATAGGCTTCGCGTGTGGAATTATACCTGCCTTCAGCTTCCCGCAAAATCTCACGGCGTGTTCGATCATTAAAAGCAGATTGGCCGTTGATAACACTACCCCAGCGGAAAAATCTTTGTTCAATACCACCAGCCTCGATAACCATCCCATATTCGGTTTCACGCACAACAGAATTAGGATCAAGCATTTTGGCGTAGGCATAAACAAGGTTGATATCATTATATCGGCTTGGGTTTTCGCGTGTTGCCGCGTCACGGATAGAACGAACCTGCGAAGACATCGCAAGATAATCCTTGACGGGCTGCTGCGAAAGGAATGAAGCCCGCAAGGTGTTTTCTTCAGATCGTTGCTGTTCTCTGGTTAGATCTTGGCCTTCACGGGTGCCAGGAACCACCGTAATCCCGCCTTCTTGCGTCAACTGATAAACTTTATTTGGATCATAGGCTTCACCCAGGATGCTGCGAGATTCAGCACCAGAAAGGATGCGTGTTCCGCGCTGCTGCGCTGCTTGGAGATCAAGCTGCGTCAGCAACTTCAAAGCCTCTGCCGGCGGCAAAGCCTGCAAAGTAGCCGCCAGTTCTGGTGTCATTGGCGCTGTACGCGGGCGCAAGGCAGTGCCAGGAACGCCAGCACCCGGAGCCACAGCAGTTGGTGCAGCAATAGCCTGCTGTTCTGGTGTTAGCGCAGCCGGGGCATAGCGCCGCCCAAACTCACCAACCACTTCACCCGTAGTGCGGCCAGCCAAATTCGGATTGGCGCGCAAAACTTCAGGGCTAAGAACATCTTCAATCTTTGCATCAGCATTAGAACGCAAAATCTGAAGCGCACCTTGAGGGCCAAACATATGAGCAACGCCAAGCGTTGCATCATTAACAGGAAGATTTGCGTTTGAAAGAACTTCACTATTCCGCCGCGCGTTCCATTGCGTAGCCTGTGCGCTAAGTTCTGGATTGGAGCGAGAAGCCAGGATTTCTTCCTGCGACATACCCCGGAATAAATCAGGGTTGGCGCGGGCAAACTCATTCCATGTGCTGGCAATGAATTGATTGGCCCCATATGCGCTGGAACGCGGGTTCTGCGCTGTGGCGTTTCCGCCACTTTCGATCTGCGTGTTAATCGCCAAACCGCGCGCGGAGAAACCACCACCATAAGGCGCTTCACTGCCAGCAGCTTGTGGCGCACCGCCACCCGCCGCCGCGCCTGCCTGCTGCACCGCATTACCAAGAATGGTGGCCTGCTGTGGCGATAGCGCACCCTGCATCCGCTGCTGGATGATTTGCGTAAGAGCCTGCTGCTGTGATCTCTGCTGCGCAATTGGTGCCATCTGCGCCAGCATGGTGGGCTGACGGCCACCAAGAATGGCGAAGGCATCCGTGATCGCCGCCAAACCAAGCAGGGTATTACCGGAAACGCCCGACGATGCAGCCGGTGCTGCCGCAGCCTGTGGCGCTGGAACAGGTGCCGGCAAAGCCGCCGCCTGTTGTGGCGGGGCAGGGGGCTGATAAGCCGGGACAGAAGAAACCGGGGGCTGTGGGCGAACAGTTACTTCTTGAAGTGGTGCAAGGGGCGGTTGTTGACCGACAAGCGCCTGTTGCGCTGGCGTTAATCGGGCGCCCATACCCGGTGAAAAAACACCTTCTTGCGGCTGAACCGCTAGTGAGCCAGGAAGGTTTTGTTCAGACGGCCCATAAGGCTGATTTACTTGCGCTGGATTTATCCGCCGTAGTTCTTCACGGATGTTTTGCTGTGTAAGTAAATCTTCAACGCTATAAGGAGGGGCGCCTGGGGCAGTTGGCGAAATACCAAACCGCTCACGCTGGCGCGCCAAATCCATATATCTGGCAATATCAGCTTCAGATAGTTCTTCCAGGGGGCGAAAACCGCCCATTGTTTGGCTCATTTTTAGACCCCCAAAAGATAAGAACTAACACCAGGACGCTGCACACTCATCTGAGCCTGCGGCATACGCATAGGCGGCGCCTGTAACTGCATCATCGGCGCGACCTGCATTGCTTGCGGCGCCTGCATTTGCGGCAGAACAGGACCACCGCCAGCCCGCGTATTGAAGGCCCGCATTAGAGATTGTGCGGCATTGCCTTCACGGCCACTCATCTGCGCCGCCGTATCAACAAGATACGCCAACCCCAATTGGCGCCGCTGTTCTGGCGTATATTGGGCGAACGGGTCACGCCTGGGTTCTGGAAACTGAGTGCGGCCAGGGTTAGCTTCTGCACCTTGATATTCAGCCCCCGCCACATTCAACGCCTCTGGCGTGGCGGCGGGGGAGCCACCAAAACCAAGCAGCCCGCCAAGACCGCTTAAAGCACCGCCGATTTGAGAGAAAAACCCATTCATTGGCGTTGTCCTTAAATCAACCGATAACCAGTGTACCCAGAAAGCGCCGCCCCACCCAACCGGCTAATCAAATCCAACGGCCCCAGCGTCTGGCGCTGCGTTTGCGTTTGCGTAATCGGATTCGGGAAGAACCCAAGCGCCTGCTGCAAGATTTGCAACTGACGTTCTGGATAGCCAAACGCCTCCGCACGGCGCGCTTCTTCATTGGCGCGCAGGGCTTCCTGGGCATTAAAGGAAGCCTGTTGCGCGCCAATCTGGCCTTGGGTGCCAGCCAAAGCCAAATTCCCAAGCTGCTGCCCCTGGGCCAAACGGAATTGCGCTTCTTGTTGCGCCGCTCTAGCCTGGGCTTCTTCCATACCAGCCAAAGCAGCAGAACGCGCCAATTCTGATTGCGTACCCGCGACACCAAGTTGGCCAATCTGCCCAGCGCCAGCGAATTGCCCTGCCTGCCTGGCTTGCGTTAAAGCCCCAAGCTGTTGGGCTGCTGCAAGCCGCTGTTGCGCCCCCTGCAACCCAAACCCAATATCACGCGCAGCCATTTCACCAGCGGTTTGGAAACCCTGCTGGCGCAATTGGGCAGACGTTCTAGCAGCCTGTTCCAAAGCCGCTCGATTGGTTTCAGCCTCCGCAACCCCCTGGCGTGATCCGCCAAAAGCACGGGCGCGGGCAGCTTGGGCGGCACCTTGTTGGGCGGCCAACTGGCGAGAACGCTCAATATCACCCAAGGCCGTTTGAACAACATCTGCCTCATATGGGTTCATATAAGCCGCCATACCGCCAGCAATGGTGCCGGGCTGATATGTAGCCCCTTGTCGGGTATATCCCTGTGCCTCGCCATATTCAGTTGGGTCTAAAGCCCCCCTGGTGATACCTTGTGCCTCACGGACAGAAGGCATGGCTGAAGCGCCCCGCACTATTCCACGGGCTTCACCAAATTGCGGGGCATATAAAGCACCCGCTGCGCCCCTAGTGGCGCCGCGAGCCTCAGTTAAATAAGAAGGCAATTCGCCAGCAGCGCGGAAAATATTAAAGGCAGACGCTTGTTGCGCTGGCGTTAGTTCGCCGATAATCGGCGTGTATGGCCTATCCGCAACGGTTTGGGCGCGGTCATAAACATCCAACGCTCGCTCCTTGAACTCAGGATCGATGCTCTGAACCGACGTTGTGCTAGTCTTGCCGCCGCCCTTACTCATGGCGAAATCTCCTTAGAAACTGTGGTCATTATACCCGTAAAACCATGCTCTTTTAAAGCACGAACCCATCCCGCACGCCCGCATCCCGTCAGTTTGGTACACCCATACCGACGCCCAAAAACATCCAATGATGGGATCATATCCACAATCTGATCTAATTCCCCACCAACCAGCCAAGCATGGAGAATGGAGAATTTGGGGTAGCTGATTATTTCAGTAACGATAGCGCCCCTTGGGGCTGGCCAGAACTGGTATTCACCAATGGTTACCCCATGCTTTACATCAGAAAGATCATGGGTATTACCGGCGTAATCCAAGGCATCCTGCAACCACTTGGAACACCGCTCAAACTCTGCATCAAAATGGTTCATAGCGCCGTAGCCGAAATCACCCCAGTATTAGAAACCTCGATACTATAGCGGGTTCCGTTTGGGGATTTGATGATTAGGCGACCTGGCGAAATATCTACATCTCGGTTGCGTTTGTGGTTCTGAATATCAGCCTGCTGAACCAGCGAACGCATGGTTTGCTCGGCTTCCTGCGTATAAACTACTGGGGCTGGTGGTAACCTCATCGCCTAGACCCCGGAACTGCTTCAAGCCGGAAGTTGCCAACCCGCCAATCACCCAACTGCGCGCCAGTCACCTTGAAAGAAACCTGGCGCCCACTGAACCGAACATCAGTATATTTTGAATTGATGGTGTACGGCCCAAATGTGCTTTCTGTGCCTTCTGGTGCGAACCGCGTCTTGAATGATACCGAAACTTGGCCTTGCAGCTTTTCATCCGGCAAAACCTGGCGGGCCACCATAATGCGTTCCCCATTACCAAATTCTATCGGGCCAGTCTCAGCATATGGCGAAGCACCATCATAGTTCCAACCAAATTCATGGTCATACACATAACCGGAGGGATCAAACATCACAGGATATTCAAACACACCAGCAGCCACCCCACTAGTGCGCGCCCAAGATCCAATAGACCATGTGTTTTCTCGGAAGTTCCAAATCACATACCGATCACATTCATTGGAACCATTAGAAGGATAAGACCAGATGATTTCAAAATATTCTGAATTGAGGATTGCATTTACCTTGGCCGCTTGCAGGTAGTTTAAGTCAGAAAACACATAATCTGACACATCAGAAACCAATGGCTTCACGCCACCATCAAACAAGAAAAACCCGCCATTTGACATCCAAGCAACGCCGCCATCCAGGCTAACGGAAGCCTGGGCGCTAATTGCTCCACACCCAAACCCAACCCGCTCAAACCCATAAACATATGGTGGCCCCTGATAAGTCGCCAAATGGGCGTCAATATTAGTAAGGATCAAAGAGCCAAAGCGGGTACGCTCACCACACAGTATTTTGCCAGATGTCGCTAATTCAAAATCACCAGCCTGGTTTGTGGCTGCCGGTGTCCAGGTCGTGTTGGCTTCCTGATCAGACCATTGAACCTTGCGTGGATTACCGCCAGCACCAAGAGCAAACAAAAACCGCTCATCAGTAACCAATATGCTACTATTGCCAGTTGGCGCGTTCGTCACCACAGCAGCGCGATTAGCAGTATTCAACTGCCATTCATAAATCTTACCTTCATCAGACCGGCAGGCAATTAAATACTCACCCCAGTTATCAAGCGCCCATGTAGTGGCAGCATCAATACCAGTGGTGGATAACTGCGGACGCGGGGTGCCGTATGTCGATGTACCATAAGTTTGATAGCCATACCCTGTTTGAGCATTGCTATCGACCCGGCCAATAGTCAATTCATAAGAATAATCCGCAGAACCTTGATTGGTTTCTGTGGAAGTGGCAGCGGCGCTATGGGTAACCGTGTAAGAATTGGTATTAACAACAGTAATAACATAGCTGCCAGATAGGGTAATCCCACTTGAACCAATGGCGGTACCATTAGTGAACACCACTGTATCGCCAATGGCACAGCCATGAGATGTATCAGCCACCGTGACAACGGCGGAAGCATTAACCGTACTAAAAGCGTTAGTTAGAGTGCCTGTTTCGCGAAATGGTGTAATATTATAAGGCGCGGTATCGGCCTCAATCGCATATAGTTTTTTTGAACCACCAGCCCCCAACCAAGCATCAGCATTGTTAGCCCGCCAAGCATGGGAACCACGCATAACGCCATTAACTTGAATAACGCCACTGCCCTGCGGCCTTTTCTGCCAACCGCCAATTGGCCGCAACGTCCCTTGATACCACCGCACAAGGTTAGCGTCATACCAACGCCCAGATGATTGGTACTGAGTGCCGTTACGGTAGACCCCTGGCGACAATTTCAAAGGGACATACATTCATCACCTCAAACGCTTTAGGAAGTTCTGCACCGTTTTGGTTTCGTAAATCCGAATTACTGTCCAAATAATTGTGAACCCGGCCGCGATAGATGGGAGCACTTGCGCTAGTGTTCCTATAACCGTGGTGATGGATAACACATCACCGATTGTTTTTGCCGTTTCGGAGTGGTTATCCATCGCAGCCACCTATGACGCTATGGCTTTTCGGGCCAAACCACATCAAGCGGAAATCCCGCTTGAGATGGAATATCACGCAACGCCTGGCGGTAAATTGCCCATGCAGCCTGATCTACAGGCGCATCAGCAACTTGCGTCCAGTCAGATTCAGAAAGAAGGATATTCCGCTGCGCTCTAGCCATATTAGCCGCCATCTCTGTATTTGGCGGTGGCGTTAAAAATTGCCCATTTTTGTATTCGTCTCCTATTTTGGCGGAATCTGAGGCAATCCAATTGTCAGCAAGCGGTACGTCAGCAACCGCAACATTATTAACAATTCCGTTTTCTATGATTGCGTATTTCATGTCTGGCTTCCTTACCAAGTGCAGACACGCACAAGGCCGTTACCGCCTGCACCGCCCGCTCCTGAATTGAATCCGTTTAGCGAAGCTCCGCCACCCCCACCCCCACCAGCCGGTGCCGCGCCATTGCCGCCGCTGCCTGCAACGGCTGTTGAGGAGGCTCCTCCGCCGCCACCACCAAAACGCGCACTAGAGCCGCTTGATCCATTTACGCCCGACCCCCCAGCCGCGCCGCCGCCGCCGCTTAAGCCCGTAATTGACCCGCCTGCTTGGGCAGACTGTATAAAATCTGCGCTTGTGATGTTTCCCCCGCACCCGCCCCCGGCACCACCTTGATAACTGCATCCCCCTTCGCCGGGGGAAAGCGTGCCGTTGCCAGGACCAGACCCCCCGCCCCCCCCGCCGCCGAAGCCGCTTGCGTAGCCAACATTATCGCCGGTGTTTGCGTATTGACCGGCGCCAAACCCGCCCTGTATTTGACCAGACGTTAGGGCGCCCACAGACTTCACGCCAGGGTCGCCGTCCCCGCCTAAAACGCCGCCGCCTCTGACTCCGACTACACGGGCCGCAGTTCCCCCACTACCGCCCCGGCCCCCGTAACTAACCAAAAGAGTACCAAAACTGGAATTTCCGCCAGCCGTGCCAGCGGCCCCGTTGGTGGAGTTTGTGGTTTGGGCCGCGCCGCCGCTGCCGCCCGCGCCTATTGTGACGGTGACGGTGGAAGCTAAATCTGAAGCCGTGAAAAGCCGGAAGGCGTAAGCCCCCCCACCGCCACCCAGGCCGCCCGTTCTATCGGTGGCGCTGGCCCCGCGTCGACCGGAGCCACCGCCGCCGCCCGCACCCCACACTTCAACCATTACGAAACTAGCGCCGGTCGGTTTGGTCCATGTCCCCGTTGATGTGAAAGTCTGAACAGCGGGAGAGCCGGGCGGTGGTTGCCAAGAAGGCGCGGTGGATGCGCCCTGACTCATCAGAACATACCCACTCGTGCCGTAAGTCGCGCCACCAATACCGATTTGTCCATCTGGGCCAATACGAATGCGCTCACTGCCTGCCGTGCTGATCGAAACCGAATCCGCCGCAGGATGCGCGATGCCGGTATTCGTATCCCCATCGAATGTTAGAACGGGAACACTGGTGGAGGTTGAAACGTCCAGCTTCAGAACACCAGAAAACGTCGCGCCGCCCACGGTAGCCGCCGTGATAGATGCGCTAGATATTGTGGTTGTGCCGGTAGCATTTAGAGTCCCAGCAACCGCCAAGGTCTTGCCCGCGCCAACATTCAGCCCGACACTAGTTCCAGTGCCAGCCGCCGCAAAAATAGCGTCAACCTGATCAAGATCAGTGTTTATTTTCCCACCCCAGGTATCAGCGCTGGCGCCAACTTCTGGCTTGGTCAAACCGAGATTGGTGGTTGTGGTATCAGCCATTTATTGAACCCTCGTCCAATTGTCGGACACACTGGAAACCTGCGTCCATATTGTAGATGAATCTATCAGGCCAGTCCAACTTTCTGATCCATCAGAAAACAGTGTCCATGCTGTAGATGAATCAGATAGCCCCGTCCAAGTTTCTGCGTCGTCTGGCAAAATGTCCCACTTAAGGCCCCCAGAAGCAGTAATAGCGGCGGTTGCGGCTATTAAAGCCGCACCATTTGCGGTTTTCACCGCATTAGCAGATACGGCGCTCTGCCCCTCAATAAGCGCCGCACCATTGAAATCAGCAACAGCAGAAGCCGAAACTTCGGATAAAGCCTCTATTAAAGCCTGGCCGATAGGAACCCTAACCGCCGTGGCTGTAACAGAAGAAGAAGCAGAAATAGCAGAAGAAGCATCAATTAGTATAAGGCCAGAAGCAGTGACAGAACTACTAGCAGAAATAGCCGCAGCGCCATCAATTACTATATCAGCACTGGCAGAAACCGCACTTGTTCCAGCAATTGCAGCGGCCCCATCAAGCAGGAACCCACCAACCGCCGAAACCGCGCTATTCGCCCCAATAAGTGCCGATCCAAGCAGTATCTTGCCACCGACAACAGACACCGCACTGGTGGCTGTAATAGTCGCAGAGGCAATGGCGGTGATGTTGCCAGTAGCTGTTACCGCGCTAGTCGCCGCTATTGCGGCAGAGGCATTTTTATCTAGTTCAACGCTAACCGAAACCGCAGAAGTGGCGGCAATAGTAGCGGCCCCGTTTATGGGGCTTATTCCATAAACGCCTGTACCGTAATAACCGCTACCGTAGCCCTCCACTTATCAGTCCAGCGTAATATCTAGATCACCAGCCGGGATGCGGAACACATCACCCGAACCAATGGTCTTGCTGGCAGTAAGCGCCGCAGACGCCAGCATATTGCCGGATGTCAGCGCATCCAAAACCGCAACATGGGTCACCGTACCCCAGGAAGAACCAGCCGCCGGAAACTCAATGGCCGAGCCATTGGTGCTGGCTGCACCAGCGGTGGTCATGGTGAACAACTGACGGGCATAGTTGGTGCCAGACACTTCTGTCCCGCCGCCAGCCTCGCCTGGATCAGTTGTAAACAACCCAAGATACAAACTAGAAGACGGCGAGGTGAACGCCGTGCCGGTGAAAACATAGGCCAAAACCTTGTTTTCAAGATAGTTCGTGAAGGACATTATCCGAAACTCCTTGCTCTCATCCGCAGTGAACTTGTCGCCATCCGGCTTCGTTCATCAGAAACCGTCAAATCCTGTATCATTTTGGTATAAAGCGCCGCCCAAACCGCTATGCGGTCATCATCCTGTAAATACGGGGCAGACTGCAAAAGAGAGCCATAAAGGTAGATATCCGGCGAATCCACCAGAAGCCAATTACTGGTGTTCCCAGATGATAGCGCCGGTATCTTGGCGTAATACGTCAATTCGCCAGTATAAGCAGACCCGCTATCTGGAGCCGGAATCACCTGAAACTGCTGGCCAATCTGACTGTAGAAAATGGGCTTCCCACTGGTAGAATACGCGCCCTTCAGTTGCGCCGCCTGGTCCGGTGAAACAAACTCCATCACCGTAATTGGGTTGGTGTTGATCTGATACCGGATGCTTTCTAACCAATCCGCTGGCATAGCACTATATTCACTATCCAGCGTAGCCGTGGCCCGCTCCACCATACGGCGGTGCCGAATAGTCCGGTTGAACTGCGCTTCAGCCAAAGTGATGAAGTCGGGAATAATAGACGTTAAATCAGACCGATTGAGCCAATCGCCTATACTCGTCTGCAAGGTGCTGTAATTGGTGATCGCCATGATTATTCACCCTTCGCCGCAAACGCATGGGCATTGGAAAACTCAAATGCCCCAGAATGGCGCACATCCTGGCTTAGATCGTGGTCGATAAATATCTCAAAACCCATTTCCCGCGCGCCTCGGCAAAACCAAATGTCTTCGCCACTATATACACCATTTTGATAGTGAATGTGGAACCAAGGCTTCGGCATTGCCTGAAAAACTTCAGCCTTAATCGCCATCAGCCCCATGCCAACAGCAGCCACAGACTGAAGCCCTGTATCATCCGGGCCAGTATATACCCGCTCCTGGGTCAAATCATTGGCAAACGCCACAGACCGCAAAGGCAACTTCCGGGTGCTGTAGTTAGCCGCCACAATAGGCTTATCAGCCCTCAGAAGCTTAAAGATTGCATCTTTGGGAAACCGCATATCTGCGTCAATAAAGATAATATGCGTAGCCCCCGCATCCAAAGATGCCTGCGCCAGTTCCTGGCGCTGGTTTACAATCAGCGTCCCTTGGTTCTGGAACAATAGAACCCGGTCATTGGTGGAAGCTGTATGGGCCGCCACACAACGGGCCAAATCAAAGGCAAACCCACTATCCACAACGTCCCGGCAAGGGACACAGACTGAAATCGTATTCCACATCAAACTCGCCCCGGCCTGGTGCGGAAATACATATTGTCCGGATCATTCAACCACTTCTTGAAGGCAACAGGATCATCCGCGATGCCCTTCATCTTCAAATCATAGTAAACGCCAAGCGGAATGGTCGCCACCTTGTTCCATTCGCTATAGCGCCCATGGTCGCCATTCATCTCCGCCTTGTTTGCCTCCACAATGGCGGTAACGTCTTGGCGCTTTTCAATGAAGGCCGTATCCGTGGCATCATCATAATGCCAAACCGACTTGATCCCAGTTAACGGGTCAATATCGAAAATCTTCTCAGTCATGCCTCACCCATGAAGTGGGGCTGGCAGTTACCCGCCAGCCCCGTTGCCATTACGAAGTCGTCAAGTCAGCAGCGATACCATGCGCGGCTTCCTGGCGAACCATGAGGCCATATTCGCAAAGCATCATACGCTTCTCAGCGTCGCCCGTCTTCGCCA